GCTGCTGTTGCTGCTGCCAAGGCGCCATTTACCGGCATTGATATCGATGAGTACGAAAAGCTGAAGGCTGATGAGGTGAAGCGTGCCGAGGATGTCCTGAAATCTAAGGGACAGTATGAGCAGCTGCTTGCCAATACGGTGAAAGAGAAGGATGTGGCTTTCGAGAAAGCCCAGCGCGAGGCAGCTGAGCAAATAAAGATGCTTGCAGGGATGCTTGAGCGCTCGGAGGTTGACGGGAAGCTGCTCTCTGCAGCAACCGCGCTCAAGGCGCTGAAGCCTGAGCAGGTATCGGCTCTCCTGAAGGGCTCAATCAAGTTTGACCCGCTGACCGGCGTGAGTGTGGTTGACGGGGCTGGCAATCTGGTAAGCAAAAATGGTAAGCCGGTCTCAGTGGCTGAGCATGTGAAAATGTTCCTTGAGGCAAATCCGCACTTCCTTGCCGCTGGCCCTGGTGGCGCTGGCAGTCAGGGTTCGGGAGACGGCAGAAGCAGGGCGGCATACAAGCTGAGTGCGGAGGATGCCCGCGACCCTGCGAAGTACAGGGCTGCGCGCGATGCTGCCATGAAGGCCGGGACGACCGTTGAAATAGAGCGATAACGATAACAGAAACCTATAAGGAGATTGAGTTATGCCGACCAATGTATTGGGAATTTATGATCCTCTCTTTTATGCAAACGAGGGGCTGATTGCACTTGAATCCTCTCTCGGTATGTCCGGAAGGGTGCATCGTGGCTATGACAAGGATTCGAAGGCGAAAGGAAGTACGATTGAAATCAAGAAGCCTGGCATTTTCACCGCTCAGGATGCCCCTTCGACTGACCAGAACATCGAAACCAGCTATGTTGAGATGAAGCTTGACCAGTGGAAAGAGGTGAAGTTCTCGCTGACTGACAAGGAGCTCTCCTTTACCGGCGACCAGATCATCACCGATCATATCCGTCCTGCAGTCTACGCGCTTGCCAAGGATATCGACACGAAACTGAACTCGCTTGCTGCATACGTGCCATGGTATGTGGATGCCCAGGCGACAACCTCGATTGACGATCTGACCAACCTCAGCCAGGTGATGTTCGACAACAAGGTGGCAATGGATGACGGCTCGCTGCATCTTGAAGTCGGTTCTACGCTGAGGGGAGGATTCCAGAAGGTATTTGCCAGCAACAACCTTGCCGGACAGGCCTCGCAGGATGTGCTGAAAACCGGCCATATCGGCAACTGGCTTGGCTTCGAAATTTTCGGCAACCAGAATGTGAGCACGCACACGAAAGGCACCTGCTCGCTTGCAACGCTTGCAGTCAATGGCGCTCAGGCGAAAGGCAGCTCGCTCATCAACCTTGATGCCGCAACAGTGACCGGCACGCTGCTGATGGGTGACACCTTCAGCATTGCAGGCGACAGTCAGCGCTATGCGGTGGTCAATGAAACCGCGGTGACTGCTGCCGGAAACGCCTTCTCCGGCGTGCAGATATACCCGCCGCTTGCCCAGGCAGTGGCTGACAACGCTGTGGTGAGCATGAGTTTCATGAACTTCACCAACAACATTGCCTTCCACCACAACGCCTTTGCGCTGGCCATGGCTCCGCTCTCCGATATCGGCGAACAGCTGGGCAATGCAAGGGTTGCAACGGTATCTGACCCGGTAAGCAAGCTTGCCATGCGCTCCCGTATCTGGTATGCGCCCGATACCTCTGCAGTCAAGGTGGCGCTCGATGTGCTCTATGGCGTGAAGTGCCTGGATCCGAATATGGCCTGTCTGCTTCGCAAATAAAGAGCTGAGGAGCGAGTGCTGAGTGCTCGGCAAAAGAACCCGGCACTCAGCACTGCGCACTCGAAACTTTTGAGATATGAGTTATTCGTCTGACAGTGATCTGATGGAATACCAGCCTTATGTCTTTGAGCATGGGATCAGTGAGTTCACCGGTTACCATGTGAAAGCTGCATCGGACATTGTGCGGGACATCAAAGCCCTCTGGCTGCCGCTGCAGAACACGCTTGTCGATCCAGCCCGCAGGAGCATGAGCCTGCTTGCCACCGATTCAACGCTCTTCGATGCTGCCAGCCTCAATTCTACGCAATGGGTAAGGGCCTCGGTCTACCGGGTGCTCGGCTGGTATGTGCTGCCGCGGCTTGCCGCTTCGGTGGGCGGACAGGGCTTCCTCTCAATGCTTGCTTTCTATGAGAGAGAGTACATGGGTGAAATGCAATCGGTCTTTGGTGAAGGGGTTGAATACCTCATCAATGGTGTCTATGAGAAGATATTTGTCATGCCGCTTGCCGAGCGTTCAAGAGTGCGGCGATAATAACCGGTACCGAATGCCATGCTGCCATTCAACGAAACAAGGAAAGTAACCAGTCAGCAGGGATGGTGCATGACCGGTCCTTCCGATCAGGATGGTGAATGGAAGATCCGGCAACTGCCCGGAACGCTCTCCGGACTCTGGTATGATGTGCAGGAGCCGGGCAGCCGCTCGCTGCTGCTGAACGGAGCGGGATTTGTAACCCTGAACTGGGGACGGGGCACGGCCTATCAGGTAAAGTTTGATGCAATCGACAAGCACTATACTGCGGTCTATCCGGCTTCCGGGCGCTATGACATTGTGATAAAGGGAGAGGTGCAGCTGATAACGGAATTTGACTCACTCGCCGCTCCTTCGCTGCAAGGCGGCATAACCTCCTTCAAATACCTACTTGCGCTTGAAGTGCTGCAGCTTGCCGGCAGTGCGGTATGCGGCGATATCGCGGCGCTTGGCGGCCTGCTGCATCTTGCAACCCTGAACCTGAGCGGCTCTGACGTGACCGGCGACATCGCCACGCTGCCGGTTGCGCTGCAGCAGCTCGCATTGCAGCATACGCTGGTGCACGGCGACCTTGCGGCATTGCAGCGCCTGCCGCACCTGAAGAAGATCGACCTCAGCGGCACGCTTGCCGCCAGCTACAGCGGCGCGCTGCTGCCTGCATGGGCGAACGGCATTGTGCTGAAACTTGCTGACCTGCACCTCCTTGCCGGGGATATCGACCAGCTGCTGCATGACCTGGCAGCAACGGCAATACACAATGGCGTGCTTGATATCAGCGGGGGGAATGGCCGGCGCACCTCAAGCAGCAATGCAGCCCATGCGGCACTGCTTGCAAGAGGCTGGACTATCAGTTGCGTCATCGGCTATGCGACCTTCGGCTCGGCGGATATTACGTTCGGAGATTACAATGCGCGGTTTGAGGAGATTGCGGCTTGAAAATGCGGCGTGCTGACTGCTGAGAAAGAGAAACCGGAAGAGTGGTGATGACCGTAAAACATGAAGGGGAACAATGGCTTATCTGATACCTGCTGCAGACGACTACCTCGGGCCCGGGGGGCATGTGAAGATGCATACGGCAGTGCTGGTTGATGCTGCAGCTCCCCTTGGCGCGCTGAAGATCAGGGATGACGGCTTTGTGCTTGTGGCGGGTCTGCTGGTGGACAATGCTGCTATTGACGGGAAGGTGGTGGATGGAGGGACTTTTTGAAAAGTGCTGAGGACAAGGGAAGATAAGATGGATTCCTCGAAGGAACCCGGAAGGACATGAGTGGAGGATTAATAATTAAACGAATGAGGGTATGGCACAGATACTGAAACTGAAACGGGGCAACTATGCTTCGCTGCCGACGAACGGGATGAATGCCGGTGAACCGATGGTGACACTTGATCGCGGCACGCTGCATCTTGCAACAGGCGCAGCAACAAAAATACCGGTGGTTCCTTCCATTGATGCCCTGGTGACGCTTCCGGCGATTGACGGCCCCAATGACCTTGTGATGCTGCACGACTACAGTGAGACGACCGGCCAGAAGGAGAAGAAGATCACCTTCGATGCCTTCAAGAGCGCGCTGAACATCCCGGCTGGCTCAACTGACGAGAAGGTAGCGATTATCACCGGCGGCACTGCGGGCTATCTCTGGGGTACTGACGGCACTGACGGTGTTGTACGGATGGGCACAAGCATGAGCTGGGCGAAGGGCTCCGGGAATGGCTATGTGACGCTGGATGTGGGAGTGGTGGACGGAGGGACTTTTTAAAAGAGTGCTGAGTTGCGGGTGCTGCGTGCTGAGGGAAGAGTAGAGAAGATTGAAAATGATAATAATTGATTATGGCCAAGCTACTTTTAAAACGGACTTCGGTGGCGGCGCGGGTGCCGACCACTGCCCAATGCGATACCGGAGAACTGCTCGTTAACCTGGCTGACAAGCTGCTCTATACCAAGGACGGAAGCGGCAACATCATGACGCTGCCGGGTTCGATGGCCTGGAGTGCTGTAACGGGAAAACCGACAACGCTCTCGGGCTATGGCATAACCGATGCTGCTGCCCAGAAGGCAACGGCGACGGTCTATGGCGGAATGAAGGCCTCGCTTTCGGGGACGACCCTGACACTGACAACAACCTGACCGATGCCGCTCACTTTCAATGGAACTACCGTGACTGCTGTGACCTGTAACGGTACTGTGCTCAGCTCGATCATCTGCAACGGCACGACAGTATGGAGCGCTTCTGCTGCTCCGGTTGTCGGTGCGGCCTATGGCGGCGGAATATGCGCCTATCTGCTGCTCTCCGGTGATCCGGGCTACAGCTCCTCGACGCCGCACGGGCTGATTGTTGCCACTGCCGACCAGGCTGCCGTGACTGCATGGAGCAACATCACGTCGGTTGCCGTGACCGGCACAAGCGCAAACCTTGGCAGCGGTGCAGCGAACACAACGAAGATCATGGCGCAAGCAGGGCATACGGCAAGCGCGGCAAAGAACTGCCGCAACTACAGCGGCGGAGGCTTCAGCGACTGGTACCTGCCGAGCGAGAAGGAGCTGGAAAAGCTCTGCATCAACTGCACGGCAATTGGCGTGATGGACCCGGAGGGCAACTACTGGAGTTCCACGGAGGTCAATGCAACAAATGTGAGCATCTACTCATTCTACGATTCTTCACCTTTTGATGATATCAAGAACAGCGACTATCCGACGGTTCGGGCGGTGAGAAGCTTTTAAAAAGAGATGCGGATGAAAAACGAAGATATACTTGGACTGGTGATCAGCGGCTTTCTCGGGGCCCTGACCAATATCTTCCATGGGCTTTACCAGAATATGATACTGGGCAAACGGGATCTGCTGATCCGCTTTACGGTTGCAGTGCTGGCGATATGCCCGGCCTACCTCTTCTGCGAATACATGGAGCTGCCGAGAGACCTCTCCTTTATTGTGGGCTATATCTCCGGTGCTCTCGGTGACCGGGTTATCAGTGAGATTTACCGCAGGGAGAGAAGGATTTTCAACTTTTTCGCTGGCACCATTGATGATGAGACACCGCAGGAAAGAAGGAGAAACATGACAAACCAGGACAACAAACCGAAAAAACCATGACTGAAACAATAGATGGCGGGTACTGCTGACAGGGATGGGCCGGATACCGCCCGGACAGACGAAAGATAATGAGAGGATGTACTGAGAGGCTTGCAGCTGATGAAGCTGATTTTATACAACTAAACGGAGACAGATAATGGAATGGATTCAGGCGAATTGGGTAAACATCACGGCGGCTGTCGGTGGTGTGGTAACGCTCGCCTCGCTGATTGTCAAGATGACACCATCGCAGGCGGATGATGCCATGCTTGCCAAAATCATCGCGGTGCTGAACGCTCTTGCACTCAACCCGAAACAGTAATGGAAACTTTTTTCGATCGGTTGATGGCCGTCATTGTGCGTTCCACCATCAAGGCCCTTGCAGAAAAAGGCGTGCTGCAGGGGCTGGTGGATGCCGTACTTGGGGCAATGTCGCCACGGCAGATTATTGCAGGCAAACCAGACAAAAACGATGATGCATTTATCAACTCGGCGAAAGCTGACGGGTGGGGCGGTGATACTCCCCATGCTGGCGCTCTGCCTTGAGGGCTGCGGCAGCCGCGTGGTCTATCTTGGCAACAGCACAACAAGAACGGTCCAGCTTCGGGAAACTGTCAGAAATGTGAAAGTGTGGGTGAAGGACTCAACCGGTACTGCTGTGCCCGGCGTTGCCGACCTGCTGGAAGGTGGATACTACCGCAATGACCTGACACTCGAGAGGCCCGGTGCAACTGAAGCAAAAGCGCGTGCCAGGCTGCCTTCATCGCTGCAATGAACCAGCCGATCTACAAGATTGACCTGAGCCTGATGCTGCCGCACCAGCGTGCCTTCTGGCAGCTGCCGAACTTTATCAAGCTGCTCGTCGGAGGGTACGGGTGCGGCAAAACCCGCATCGGTGCCCTGCGCTCCATCTGGAGCTCCTATATGAACTCCCCCATCCCCCACCTCTATGTCTCGCCGACCTACAAGCAGGCGCGGAAAACAGTCATTGTCTCCATCAGGGAGATGCTCGACCGGGGCACTGTCAACTATATCTACAACAAGACCAACCACGAATTCTTCATCCCCGACTGGAATGGATACATCTGGATTGCAAGCGGAGACGAACCGGAATCGCTCAAAGGGCCCAACCTCGCCACGGCAGGAATTGATGAACCCTTCATCATGCATGAGGAGATTCTCAGTGTAGTGCTCTCCCGGCTGCGCCACCCGGAGGCCTTCTACAGGGAACTCTTTTTGACAGGTACCCCCGAACAACTCAACTGGGGATACGAACTGGCGCAAAACCTCGACGGGCGATACGATCTTGGCACTGTTGTGGCGCGCACGGCAGACAATACCTTTCTCCCGGAGCAATTTATCACAATGCTTGAAAAAGCTTTCGACGAAAATCAGCGTGCGGCCTATCTGAACGGGCAGTTTGTCAACCTGACGGCTGGCAGGGTCTACAAATATTTTGAGCGGAACATGATACAGGAGGGTGCGATGAACCAGCCGCTGCGTGCCGGGATTGATTTCAACATTGACAACATGACGGCGGAAATATTCTCGGTGATGTCGGACGGGGTGGTCTGCTTCCATGACGAAATCCACATCGACAACTCTACAACCTACGAGCTGGCCGACCGCCTGCATGAGCGCTACCCCGGCATAACCGTCTTCCCTGATCCTGCAGGACGGGCGCGCAAAAGCTCTTCGGATGCAACTGATTTTACCATCCTGCGAGACAAGGGCTTTACGGTGGAAGCAAGGCCGGCACACCCGCCGCAACGCGCCCGCGTGAATGCAGTCAACAAGCTGATGCGCGAAGGCAAGCTGCGGATAAGCGCCAGGTGTCCCCGCCTCGTGAAAGACTTTGAGCAGGTAAGCTGGAAATGCGGGGAAATCGACAAGAGCAACGAGGCGCTCACCCATGCATCCGACGCTGCAGGCTATGCAATCGAAAAACTCTTTCCTGTGCGGATGCCGGACATGAACATCAGGCAGCCGATGCACTGGAGAGTTTAAGAATAATGATGAGAAGTTTTTCAAACCAACCGGAACAGGAAAATGGCGAACAGTGTCTATACAGCGAATACAGATGACTGGAAGATGTTTGAAGCGGCTTACAAGGGCGGGCGGGCCTGGAAGGAGATGAACTATCTCTACCAGTATATCAATGAGAGTGCAGCGCAACTGCAGGAGCGGGTGAAGCAGACGCCGCTTGAGAACCATTGCGAAGGGGTGGTCTCGACATACAGCGGCTTTATCTGGCGCGAACCTCCGAAACGCAATCTGGGAACGCTGAACAATAATGTGCCGCTGAACTCCTTGCTGCATGATGCCGACCGCGAAGGCACTCCATACAATGAGTTCATGAAGCAGGTGCTGATATGGGGCTCTGTCTACGGGGTGGTATGGGTTATTGTGGACAAGCCGGGCTCTGCGGCATACACCAAGGCTGATGAAATCAATGGCGGCATAAGGCCCTACCTGCGCTTTTACACCCCGCTTGATGTGACCGATTTTGAGTTTACGCCGAAACCCTCCGGCGAATATGAGCTGACCTGGTTCGAGGTCCAGGAACAGTACACAACACGAGAAGGCGACGTGAAAATTATCCGCCAATGGTCAAAAGATACAGTGGTGACCAGCACAACCGTTGGAAAAACCACGCAAACAATCACGATAAAAAACCCGATTGGCCGCATACCGGCAACACCACACTACAACAAGAAGTCACTGACAAGAGGCCTCTCCACCTCCGACCTGCAGGATATAGCCGGAGTGCAGATCAGCATCTATAACGACCTCTCCGAACTGACCCAAATGATCAGGGGCGCAAACCACAAAACACTTGTCAAAAACCTCAATGACCAGGCCTCGACCGGTGCGGGCGGCGTTATTATCATGGATCCCGACACACCTTCAGGCAAGCTTCCTTATCTGCTGCAGGCCGATGCAAGCGCACTGACCGGACTGCTTAACACCATTGACAAGAAAACCGAAATGGTCAACCGCATGGCGCACCTCACACCGGTGCGAACCTACCGCGCCCAGGTTGTTTCGGCTGTGGCGATGGAGACCGAGTTCCAGATACTCAACACGCTGCTTGCCGAAAAGGCGGCCCAGCTGCAGCTGACCGAGTACAGAATCTTTGAGATTTTCTGCGCATGGGAAGGAATCGACCATGCAAATGCAGGCTTTGAGGTGAACTATCCCACCCACTTTGAGCTGCGCGACAAGCAGGCTGACTTGAATTTCATCAAGGCGGCACGGGAAGCGGCAGCGATGATCAATTCAGCCACCTTGCAGACAGAGCTGAACAAGCAGCTGGCGCGAATTGCGCTGCCGGATGATGATTTGATTGAGAAGATTGATAGGGAGCTGAGCAAGGGGAAGGGGGCGGTGGCGGTGCAAGCTGGCTCAGCTGCTGCTTAATGACTGGATAGCTCCCTTTTTACTTGGGGAGTGAATTGAGATTGTTCCGTATCGTTACTGTGGTCGGATGATCTTTGCCAAGCGCCTTTTCATCAATTGCCAGTGCACGGCGGTAGAGCGGCTCGGCTTCGGCATACTTGCCCTGCGAATACAGTAATCCCGCAAGATTGTTCAGGCTTGTTGCTACATCAGGGTGATCTTTGCCAAGTACTTTTTCCCTGATCACCAGTGCACGGCGGTAGAGCGGCTCGGCTTCGGCATACTTGCCCTGCGTGTACAGCAATCCCGCAAGATTGTTCAGACTTGTTGCCACACCAGGGTGATCGGGGCCAAGAGCTTTTTCCTTGATCGCCAGCGCACGGCGATAGAGTGGTTCGGCTTCGACATACTTGCCCTGCGAAGCCAGCAATAACGCAAGATTGTTCAGACTTGTTGCAACATCAGGGTGATCGGGGCCAAGAGCTTTTTCCTTGATCGCCAGCGCACGGCGATAGAGCGGTTCGGCTTCGACATACTTGCCCTGCGAAGCCAGCAATAACGCAAGATTGTTCAGACTTGTTGCAACATCCGGATGATCTTTGCCAAGCGCCTTCTCAGAAATCCCCAGCGCACGGCGATAGAGCGGCTCGGCTTCGGCATACTTGCCCTGATCTTGCAGCAATCCCGCAAGATTGTTCAGACTTGTTGCCACACCAGGGTGATCGGGGCCAAGCGCCTTCTCAGAAATCGCCAGCGCACGGCGATAGAGCGGTTCGGCGGCGGCATACTTGCCCTGCGAAACCAGCAATAACGCAAGATTGTTCAGACTTGATGCAACATCCGGATGATCTTTGCCAAGCGCCTTCTCATAAATCCCCAGCGCACGGCGATAGAGCGGTTCGGCGGCGGCATACTTGCCCTGCGAAACCAGCAATAACGCAAGATTGTTCAGACTTGATGCAACATTCGGATGATCTTTGCCAAGCGCCTTCTCATAAATCCCCAGCGCACGGCGATAGAGCGGCTCGGCTTCGGCATACTTGCCCTGATCTTGCAGCAATCCCGCAAGATTGTTCAGACTTGTTGCAACATTCGGATGATCTTT